GAATATAAGGGAGATACAGGAGAAGCTTATATGGGTCTTCAGGCTCGGCTTATGGGTCAAGCTTGTAGACAACTTGCAGGAATTGTGGGTAGAGCTGGGGCTATAATTATTTTTATCAATCAGACTCGTGTAAAAATAGGTGTATTTTTTGGATCTCCGGAAACTACAAGCGGTGGAAAGGCTTTACGATTTTATTCTTCCCAAAGGATTCATGTTAGAGCTATTGAGGTTAATAAAGAGGGTCACTTAATAAGGGCTAAAATAACAAAAAATAAATTTAGTCTTCCTTTTAGAGAGGTAGATATTCCTCTTGTGTATGGTAAAGGTATTGATCTTCATAGAGAATTTATAGAATTTTTAATTATGTGTGGAGAGGTAACTATTAATGGTACATGGTATATTTATGAAGGGGAGAAATTCAATGGCAAACAAGCGTTTTATGAATCCATCTCTAAATTATCGGAGAAACAGATCTTTGAGATATATCAAGCGGTTCTCAACAAGGTGCGTAAATAATAAAATATCTGTGGCTGAACATTCATATTTTGTGGCTTATTATGCAATGCTTGGTGCTATGATGATGGGACTTTCGGTTGAAGAGGCTTTGCGATGTGCACTTTTTCATGATCTTCCTGAATGTATAACTGGAGACATTCCTTCATTTTTTAAGCCTATACTTAATGTTCCAGAAGAAAATATTTATAAAGAATTTGGTATAGAGAATGACTTTTCCGAGAATATACAGAAGCTTGTGGAATTTTGTGATCTTCTTGAGCTTAAGATTTATCTTGAAGAAGAGCGAAAAAGTGGTAATTGGCATTTATATGATGTGGAGCGATATACTTACACAAAGCTTTATAATTTTGATATAGATCATAATGTAAAGAGGTTTTTCTTGTCAAGACTTGAATACTGTATTCCATTATATAAAACGAGTTTAGAGGGATATCAATGGAATATATAAGAGTAGATAATGTGCTTAGTGTACCTTTTAATGAGATTAGAAAGAAGATGTTTAAATTAATCAAGCTCCATTATAAGCTACCTGTTGATAAGGATCTTTATTATGATTTGCTTGGTTATTATCCTGCGTTGTATAATTATCTTTCTGAAATATATGCTTTTCTTGTAAATCATGTACGGTTGAATAGGGGAGATTTAGAGGCTATGTCAAAACGTGATATGTTTGAACAGTTACTTAAGGATGTAAAGTTTCAATATGATTCTTTAAGTAGAAAAATAACTCTCGTAACAGAGGAAAAGGAACTTGTATTATGACCTGGCAATTAATATTTGTATGTAGAAAGCTTGATTTTGATCCCTGGAAAGTATATAAGACTCTTGAACCTGTTCTTTGTAAACATACTCCAGGACAGATAATAAGTCTTGTTGAATATTTCGATCCGAAAGGTGTTCATGATTGGGAATATTTCTTGAAAATTATTAATAATGGATATTTACCGAGAAAAGTTAATGTAGATGTGCGGTTTGATGATGAGTTTTGGGCTGTTTATGAAAAAGTGTCTTTGAAATGTAAACCTCATGAGGTATCGGAGCTTGTCCTTTTGAATAATATGAGAGATGATGATAGGTTAAAGTTAGCTTTAGATTATTCGGATGTTCTTTCAGAGGTCTATAAAGTATATAAGCGAATGCCAAGATTTAATAAACCAATGGAGCTATAGATGTTAGATGTTTTGGATCGTTATGGTCTTCAGTATCAAAAGCGTGGTAATGAGTGGTGGTTAAGCTGTCCTTTTCATCAAGATACTGTACCATCGTTTTCCATATCTTTGGTAGATGGAAGATATTTATGGTATTGTTTTTCCTGTAGGCGTGGTGGAGATGTGATAACGTTTATTCAAAATATGGAACATATTTCTCGATATGAGGCTATTCAGAAATATAAATCGTGGGGAGGAAATATAGATTATGAGGTAGCTAATGATCAAGTGTTGTTAACTCGGATAATAGAGGGTTTTCCTTATGCTGATTTGAGTTATAGGGGAATATCATCGGATATAGTGAGGGAATATGGAATACGAGATTGTGATAAAATTAATTTGCGGGATTTTGGCTTAGGGGTAATTGAAGATTGTCTTATATATCCTTTCTATGATATCGATGGTATATTTGGGGCATATATCAGGTCTAAAAAAGAAAAGGCTTTTTTAACTGTAAAAACAAGTCAGTGGAGAGATGTTCTTTGGGGAGTAGATAAAGTGCGTGATGAACCTGTATATATTTTTGAGGGACAGAATGATGTACTTGTTGCTCGTAGGTATGGATTAAATGCTGTGGCTATGTGTGGTTTAAAAATGTTGCCAGGGTATTGGGAAGATCTTAGACAAAGAAATCTTAAAAATGTGATTTTTGTACCTGATGGAGATTTGGCTGGTCGAAGATTTCTTGAAGATATGATAGGGAATTATCCAGATGATTTTATAGTACGATATATAGAACTTGCTCATGGTGATCCCGATGAGGCTATTCTTGAAGGAAGATTTGATAATGAGCCAAAATATCCAATTGTGTGGTATGCTGATACAAGGCCAAAAACTTTAGATCAATTAAAGAAGATAGCTGAAAAAGTACGGGTTTTACCGGATCTGGAAAAGGTATATTTTAGGAAATATCTTTTGGAGAAATTTGGGGATGATATTGCTCCGTATTTATTTTTAGGTGTGAAACCTGATTATATGGCAGAGGTACGGGTACTTTCTAATGCTTTGGTTTCGGGATATATTAGAAATGAGGTTATTGGTAGATTGAATCCTTCTTATTTTCATAGTAAAAAGCATCGAAAGATATTTAATCTGTTGATAAAACATGAGAATGTTAATCAGAAATTACTTGAGTCTATGGGAATAAATTTTTATATTGATCCAGATATTAAGAATTATAAGGCCTATCTTTCCAGGGTTATTAATGTTTATAGGCTTGAAGAAGCGGAGCGAGCTTATAAGGATTTTCGTTATGATGGTAAATTTGAAGAGTTTATAAGTAAGATTTATAAGCTGTATGATGGCGGAGCTAAAATAACGGATAGTAAACAGGTGGCAACTGCATATCTTCAATCTATTGAGGAAAGACTTACTAATTCAAAGCTTTTAGGCATTCCTCTTGGAGCGAGATTTAAGACTCTTAATGACACTTTGTTAGGTTGGATTCCAGGAAAGCTTATTATGGTTTTAGGTAATACTGGAGAAGGGAAGACTACTCTGGCATGTAATTTTGTGAATGATCTTATGTATATGGGGGAGAATGTTATCTATGTAAGTCTTGAGCCTACTCCAGAAGAAATTATAAGTAAGATTCTGTCTATGAGAACTGGAATAAATAGCGTAATTATAACTGCTGGAAAAATATCTGAAGAACAGAGAGATGTTCTCAAAAGGGAAATAAGTCAAATAAAAGATAATCTGGTAATTGTTAGTAATACATATAGTCTGCATAGTATTGTGGCTGTAATATCTGGTCTTGTATCTCGAAAAGATTTTAGATTTGTGGTAATTGATTATTTTCAGTTAATACAAATGTCGGGTCGTAAAGAACGGTGGGAGCAATTAGAAATTATAAGTCAAACAATAAAAACACAAATTTGTAATAAATTAGGGGTTACGGTACTTGTTTTGAGTCAATTAGGTCGATATGCTAAAAATCAGGCTGTTCCTACTGCTCAATGGTCAAGTGGGTCATATGGAGCTATTGCTGATGTTGATGTAGCTATGACAATTCGTAATCGTGATGGAGAGTTTAATATTTTTATTGATAAGCATCGATATAATGTTGATAACGTTTTAATAAGATGTAATTTTGATAGAGATTCTCAAATAATAGGTGAGATATGATAGGAATAATAGGAAAACCTTTTTCAGGAAAAACTACAATTAGTAAGCGTGTGGCGTCTGGATTAGGATTTTATTATTTTTCTCCAGGAGATGTGGTGCGGGTTGGTGGCTATAATATAGATGTGGCCAGGCGATATGGATATAGTTTGTCGTGGAATAAACGGATTATTAACATAGTCAAGAATTTACCTGAATTAACAATTATTGATGGTTTTCCTCGCAACAAAAAGCAAGAAAAGTATGTTGATTTAATACTGTATTTGAATGTTCCTATTGAAGTAATTCTCTGGAGAGCTATTCATACATCGAGGGGTAGACAGGATGATATATTAGATGTAATTATGGATAGGATTACTCAGTTTGAGCAATATCTTGATCAGTTAAGGTCAAGAAGACATATTATAGAATGTAAATCAGGTGGGGAGGTCTGGTATCATGCGTCGAATTATAGGAAAGATTTTGGAATGGTTTCTTCTGTATCCCAGAAAAGTATTTTTCATAAGCGATAATTGTCATCAGCTTGAGATTCGAAATATTTATAAAGGTGATGCTGGGTATGATTTGTATGTTAAGGGAGATCATTTGATAAAACCTGGAGAGGTTAAAGATATTAGAACTGGTACATATATTTCTCCAAAGGATCGGATATGGTTTTCAATAATTGGTAGAAGCTCCAGTTTCAATAAAAGGGGTATAATTGTTAATATAGCGGTTATTGATAATGGTTATCGGGGGGAGATTTTTGCTATAGCTCGAAATATTTCAGGTAAAGATGTGTTTATTCGTGATGGTGAGAGGATATGTCAAATAGTACCAAATTTTTTAATCCCAGTAAAATTTAAAGAGGGAAAGCTTTTGGAGTCTGATAGAGGAAAACGAGGTTTTGGGAGTACTGGCATATGAACTTACATAATCATTCGGATTATTCAGTATTAGATTCAATAGTTAAAGTGGAAGATTTGGTAAAGCGTGCAAAACAGAATGGAGAAAAGGCTGTGGCTCTTACTGATCATGGAACTGTTGGTGGACTTGTGGAATTTCATAGAGCTTGCAAGAAGCAAGGGATTAAACCTATTCATGGATGTGAGTTTTATCATGAATACAATGGAGATACATATCATATTGTAGCTTTGGCTAAAAATAAGCGTGGTTTTGATAATTTGATTAGATTAAATAATCTTGCGGTGCAAAATTTTTATAGAAAACCTGTTGTTCCATTTGAATATTTAAAAACTTATAGTGATGGAATTATATATCTTACTGGATGTATAAGTGGATATTTGGCAAAATCGGTACTTAATGGAAGTATTGATATGGAATGGTATAAGAAAATGGATGATCAAGTTGAGATATATCCAGAAGTACAGTTATGTGGAATGGCTGAACAAGAGGCAGTTTATAGGGAATATAAAAAACGTGGGTTAAGGTGTGTACATACTGGAGATACGCATTATTTAGATAAAGAGGATAAACAAATTCATTTTTTGTTGTATAAATTAAAATTTAAAGATCCGAAACCTTTGAATGGAGAATATTTTTACAGGAAAATAGATTGTAAGGTTGCGGAAGAGATAGCTGATAGTGTGGAAGAGTATGAAATAGCTCCTGATGAAATTATTATGCCAAAATTTGAATTTTCTGAAGAGGTTCTTATAGAGAGTCTTCGGAGAAGGTGTCCAGTGGGTTATAGACAAAGGCTTGAGTATGAGCTTAAAGTTATCAAAGAGAATGGATTTTTATCATATTTTGCTTTGGTTGCTACTGTTTGCAATAAATTTGATAATCGTGGTGGATTTCGAGGATGGGGTCGTGGTAGTGCGTCGGGGTCACTTGTATCGTATCTTTTGGGAATAACCAAAATAGACCCGATAGAATGGGGTCTTTACTTTGAGAGATTTTTAAATCCAGATAGAATATCTTTACCTGATATAGATTTAGATTTTACTCCAGAGGGGAGAGAAAAAGCTATTGATATTTTTAACGCATATGGTAATTTTCAGAAAATAGGTACGTATCAAACATTTGGTACGAAAGATGTTTTAATAACGGTATCTAAACTTTTGGGAATAAAGACAAAACTTATAGAATATGTACCGAATGAAGCTCCAATTCCTACTTTGGCTGAACTTGTCAAAACTAAGAGTTTTCTGGATCAGGTTAAGCGTGAACATAATGAAGAGTTTATACGTATATGTCTTAAACTTGAGGGGGTAAAGAAGGGTCAATCTATTCATGCATCGGGAATAGTATGTGCTGATAGTATACCTTTGAGAAAATATAAAGGAAAGATAGCTACAGCATGGGATATGTATAGTCTTGAATATATGAAGAGGGTTAAGTTTGATGTATTGAGTGTTAATAATTTACAGATGATAGAGAATTTGTGTAAGCAGTTAAGTATTTCTGTAGAGGATATTCCTCTTGATGATGAAAAGACTTTTGATCTTATTAGGTCAGGTCATACTTTGGGAGTGTTTCAATGGGAATCAAGTGGTTATATTAACATAATCCGGAGGCTTAAGCCAGAGACTTTTGATGAGCTTGTTGATTTAAATACTTTATATAGACCAGGTTGTTTAGAGAGTGGAATCACTGAGCAGTATATAAGGCGGAAACATGGGCTTGAACCTGTAGAACAGTTACATCCGAGGCTTAAGCTTAAACATCAGGGTTTACCGTTATTTCAAGAAGATATTATGACTTTAGCCAGGGTAGTAGCTGGTTTTAGTACTGGGGAAGCTGATATTCTCAGAAAAGCTATTAGTAAAAAGGATAAAAAATTACTTAAGGGTTTAAAATCTAAATTTATTGCAAGTTGTGAAGATGGGGAAAAGTTTTGGAACATTATTGAAAAATATGGTCGATATACGTGGAATTTAAGTCATGCTGTAGCATATACACTTATTTCTTATTGGACAGCATATTTTTCGGCCAATTATCCCGCATACTTTTTATGTGAGCTTTTAAACAATTCAGATATCAGTAAAAGAACCTTGATATTGAGTGAATGTAGGCGTAGAGGTGTAGAGATTAGATATCCAGACATAAATAAATCTGGGGAAAGTTTTGAAGTAAGAGATGATCATATATATATTGGATTAGGTGGTATAAAATATATTGGTAAAAAGACTGTTGAAGTAATACTTAAGAATAGGCCATATAAGGATAAGGAAGATTTTATTCAAAAGGCTCGTGTTAATAAGCGGGTATTAGATATATTAGATAGAATAGGTGTATTTGGTCGAAAGCCTACGATGGAAGATGAAAGGGAATTTTTGGGATATTATGTAGGGAAGCGTAAGATAGATTGTATTTGGTGGAATAAATGGGCAAATGTTGGAGAAATTATTGATATTCATAAAAAGATTACTAAAAATGGTTTGCCGATGGCTTTTCTAACTGTGGAGTTTTTGGATGGGGTTAAATCTATAACTGTATTTCCCAATGTATGGGGAAAACTTAATGTAAAAAATGGTACTATAGGGATATTTAATGTTGATGAAAGAGGGGTTTTAAAGAGGCTTGTAACGAGATATGAAGATATGTTTATTGAGATTAATAAACCTATACGTGTGGGCAAAAATTCTTTATATCCAAATATATTTTATAAAGGTGTTCCTATGGGTAGGGTTGAGATTTCGGAAAAGGTATTAAGACAGATGTCTGATATAATAGTAAAAATATTTTAAGGGGGAAAGTGTGTCTACTCCAGTGCTTGTTACATGTCGAGAGTGTGGTTACAGATTTATTTTTATTAGGGGTACTATTGAGAAATGTCCTAAATGTAAATCTAAATATAAATCATTATGGGAGGTTTTATATGCCGACAAAAGAATATTATCAGAAACACAAAGAGGAACTGAGGAGAAAAAACCGTGAGTACTATCAGAAACATAAGGAAGAAATTGCAAAAAAGAGGGCTATCAAAAGAGCTAAGAAAAGAGCTATGCGTGAGGTATCTTCTAGAAATTCGGAGAAGTCTTAAAGATGGTAGACCTATACAAGAGGTAATTAATTTGATTGATTTATTTATTTCAGAAATTAGGAGAATGAGATGAATTTAGTGGATAAGTTTGATGAGGGTATTGTGCGTATATGGTGGGAAGAGCGAAAGAGACATCCAAAAACTAATCATTATGTTACTGATGTAAATTGTGTGCTGGATGGTAAGCTCGTGGGTAAAAATGGTTGCATGCGAAAGCAGTATTATGACTGGATTGGTGAAAAGCCTACGAATATTGATCCTACAAGAATACTTTTTACAATGGTTGGAAAGATATTACATAAGTATTTATTTAAGAGGTGTTGGGAATCGGCTGGCTTAAAAGTTGAGGATGAAGAGCCATTTAAAGTAAAAATATCTGGATTAAAATTTCCGATTAGTGGTCGGGTAGACTTTATTGTGGATTCGATAATGGTTGAGGTGAAAACTACTCAAGGTCGTGGGATTACATCTAAAGAGTATGGTGTAAAATATAAAGGTGTTAAGCCAGAGACTTTAATGCAGATTTGTTTTTATAAAGAGTTTAGTAAAATAGATTGTAATGATTATTCGGTTTTTTATTTTGGTAGAGATAATTTTTATAGGACTGAGTTTAGGATTGATCCTTATTTAGAGTTTGATTGGGAATCAGCTTTTAAGCGTTTTGCTCAGGTGGAAAAATGTCTTGAAAAGGGGATTGTTCCTCCAGATGAATTTCCACCAGGACAGTTTCCTTGTACATGGTGTATATATGAAACAAAGTGTGCTTTGGAGCAGGAGAATAGATATGACAGGTTATCAAAAACGGAAAATTCTACGTAGAGCGGGTTATGTATGTGAAAATCCGCATTGTGATGCTGAATGTACTACTATACACCATTTAAAGAAAAAATCTACTGATTTAGAAGAAACTACTGAATATGTGGCTTTATGTGGAGCTTGTCATGCGGAGCTTGAGAGAAGATTGAGGGAAGGAGAGCCGATCGATGAGTTATTGCCTTATAGGCTTAGATCCAGGAAGTGATTATATAGCTGTTGGTATATTGAATGATATAGGTTATAAGACTACACTTATTAGTTATTCCAGGTTAGAACGATATAGAGGGTTTAGGATGGCATGTGAGGATTTTACTCCGTATCGTAAACGTCCTATGACTGAGAAAATTATTGAAATGGTAAAGCGTACGGGTTGGATAGAACAGTCTTTTCGGGCTATTATGATATATAGGGGAATGGTATGCAGATTTTTAACAGGAAAAAGCAATGCTCCAAAATCAGAAGTAAACAGTATTTTAAAGGAACTGGGTATACATATTACAGGACATACAGCGGATGCAATTGCTATAGCTTTGACTTTAGGGGGTATTATAATCGAGAAAGGCGGTATTATTCCAGATTCATTCGTTTGGAAAGAGAAATTGCATATGTTGGTGAAGAGAGCCAAATCGAGTTACGGTATTTCTTCGATAAATTACAGAGGGAGCTTACCAATAGAATGGCTGATGTAATGTATTGGTATAGGCGTGGGTATATAGTAGTACAGATTGCTCGGATTTTAGGGATTAGTCATCAGAGCGTTTCTTATAATTTAAATAAGATTAGAGATCTGGTGAAAGAAAAATGGGAAACATAAGAGGGCTTTGTGTCGTCTTTAAAAGTGAAAAGGGAAAGAGATGAAGATATTATCTTTCCTTATTGATTTTATATGCGATTTAATAAATATTTTTAGAACGAAAGTGTATGAGGTTAAAAATATTCGATACAGACTTTTGGAGAGGAAAAATGAAAAGTAAGTTACCAAAATATGTTTCTGAAGAAAGGTATTATAATAATTTACTTTTTATTGTAATTTTTCTTAATGGGGGTTTAAGAACAAGAGATTTAAATATAGAGCTTAATGTTGGGTGGAAGATGCATTCTTTGTTCCAAAGTTTTAGGAGAATAAAATGAAAGCGTTGAATATTGCGGTAATATTGCTCTTTGTTATGTTTGTGGTAATAATTATTTATAAAGTTATTGATGAAATTCGAGGAGGAAGATAATGGCTGTATATAAATATTATGAATGGGAAATTCCAGAATATATGAGAGGATCAATTGAAAGATATCTTGAACAAGGGATTAGACCAGGGGATTTTCTTTATTATGTATTGTGTAATAATTTTGCGATGGCGGTTGCATATGCTGATAGGGAAAATATTCGTAATCTTCCTGCTTATGCTTATTGGCTTATGAATGAATTACCTATGGATGCATGGGGAAGTAAAGAAAAAGTTGAGGCGTGGTGTGTTAAAGCAAGATATCTTTATGAGTCTGGTAAGCTTGATGAAAGAAATGAAATATTAGGGAGAGATTAATGGAAAAATATACGATTTGTGTAGATAGAGTTGATTCTCATGTACATTTAAGAATTTTCATTAATGGAGCTTTAGCTGGTAAATTATGTTTACGATTTGAAGAATATGTACCTTTCTGGGGTATATTTTCTATGGCTGAGGCTAATAAACCAAAGCATTATACGATAAACTTTGAGGATGATTTATTTTGGGAAAAATATTCTAAGGGAGAGAGTGATGGAGATTATTGAGTTACATAATTTTGATTTTATTGCAAAACCAGAATATGAAGGAAAGATCATTATTAATGATTTTACTGATAGTCTTACTGGGCAAATTACTAATTATAGTATTCTTTATCAGAAGAATTCTACAATCTATACTCTAATTACTTTTGTTTTAGTTGGTTTTGATATTGATAATTATACGTTAAAGATGAAAGATCTTATAATAAATTTTCTAGAAAATGAGATAGAAAAGAATTCCTTGAGTGAAGATGAGATATGTACTGAAGGTCATGTTGAGGTTGATTCTAATATATCAAAGAATGAGATGTCGATTTTAGATAAATTATACTCTTTAACTTTGCTTAGTTTGAAGGATAAATTTTCTGCAGATGATTTTATAAAATTACGTGAGAAAGGTATTATTTAAATTATGGGAGAAGATAATGGACTATGATAAATTATGGAGTGAGATTAAGAGATTAGAAAATATAAAAGTAGATTTAGATTATCAGATTCCTACTTCACAGAGGGATAAAACAGGCTTAAATTTTCGTTTTAAGGAAGTATTGAAATCTTCGGGTTTTAAAAAGGCTTTGATAGAATTTGATGCTTATCATGGGTATTTTGGATATAGTGGTTGTACGGATGATATGAGTGAAATGTTGGCGAAATATATAGTAAAAGCTTTAAATTACTTGAAGAAGGAAATAATAAAGAAGGCTAAGTTAATTATTGATGGGGATAAAAAGAAATTAACAGAAGAAGCAAAGATAGAAGCACAAAAAATAATAGAATTGGTAGGGGAAATAGATGGGTAAAAAGAAATATAAGTTTAATATTGGTGATATTGTAGCGTTTAGAGGATATGATGATAAACCTATATCTGATTCGGAATTTTGCATAAAATATAGAAAAAAGTTTGAGGATATAATAAAGATTGATGGAGAGAAATATAGAATTTATTATAATGCATATAGCGAAAACGGTGTTGGCTGGGTAGGAGAACAGCATCTTGTTTTGGTAAGGAGAGCGGAAAAATGCAATATATGAAGATTTTAATGTATGGTCAGATTATAACTGCATGGGCTATATTTTTCGGTGGTGTTCTTTTTTTACTTTCTACAATGTGGTTCGAAAATGATAAGAAGAGAGCCTGGATAGGATACTCAGGATTATTTATGATGGCATTGAGTATATTTTTGATGATTCATTATTTCGTTAGAGGTAGTAATGATGTTTCCAGTATAATTAGGACTCTTTATGAGACTTTTCCTCAATATGCTGAAAGGCTGTTAGAGGGATAAAATGAGAATTGAAGTGGAAAGATATATTTCAGTAGATGATATTACTGAGGCGTTAGTAGATTCTAATGTATTAATAAACTCTATTGAAGAAGATCTTAAAGATATTATTTTACAGAAAATTAAATCATTAATAAATATTGAAAAAGTTATTGATAACAATGGTGTTTGTATAAAGGCCTTTTTGGATATTGCGGAATAGGGTTTGAAATGTCTTTTTTTAGTAGAAAGATAGAGGAGCGAAGTATTGCCGTATAAACCAAAAAGGCCTTGTTCTTATCCTGGATGTCCAAACTTAATCTCTCCAGATAAGCGTTATTGTCCTATCCATGAAAAAAAGATAAAGAAATCTATAGATAGAGATAGGGAATCTGCATATAAGAGGGGATATGGATCTAATTGGCGTAAGTATCGAGAGTGGTATTTACGGAGACATCCTCTTTGTGTAAAGTGTGGTAGATTGGCTACTGTAGTAGACCATATAGTACCTGTATCCCTGGGGGGAGATTTTTGGGATGAGAACAATCATCAGGCATTGTGTGAAGAATGTCATAATAGAAAAACAATGATAGAAATGTTGGCTGGAGTAAGAAGGTGATAGAGATACAGCTTAAAGATAAAGTTATTAGACTTACAGAGGAAGAATTTAAAGAGTTGGTACGAATTGTAGAAGCTTTTAAGGGAAAAACGGAATATGAATATAGGGAAGGGGGATATCAAAGCTTTAGCTTAAATTATCAAGAGACCGGTCGGGCACATTCAGAGAAATGATCTCAGTTTATATTCAGGGGGTTCATGATGCATGGTGGATTAAAACCGAAACCTACTAAATTGAAAGTTTTAGAGGGTAATAGAGGCCATAGAAGGATTCCGAAAAATCCAGAACCTGCGGCAGTGTTACCAGATCCACCAGAATGGATGGACGAGGTTGCGAAGAATAAATGGAGAGAACTGGCTAAAGCTTTATATCAGTTGGGTCTACTTACTGAGGTAGATGTGGGAGCACTTGAGGCTTTATGTCAATTATATGCAAAATGGCGTCGTGTAACAGAAAATAAACAGAGTGGAACTCATGCAGAGGTTACTTTAGCCAGGGAACTCCGCATGTGGTATGCGGAATTTGGTATGACTCCGAGCTCCAGGAGCAGAATCGATGTTGAAAAGATAGATGATAAGAGCAATGAGTGGAGAGAGTTTATACAAGAGGTATGATGAAGATAAAGCTAATCGAGTGCTTAAATTTATTAGCTTACTTAAACATACTAAAGGTCGGTGGGCTGGAAAGCGGTTTTTGTTACTCGATTGGCAGATTAAACTTATTAAAGAGCTTTTTGGTTGGGTAGATGCTGATGGGAATAGGATTTATAGGCAATGCTATGTTGAAATTCCGAAAAAGAATGGAAAATCTGAGCTTGCGGCGGCAATTGCGTTATATCTTTTAATAGGGGATGGTGAGCAAGGTGCTGAGATTTATTCTGCGGCTTGTGACAGAGATCAAGCATCGATTGTATTTAATGTTGCTTTGTCTATGGTACAGCAAGATCCAAATCTTCGGAAGATCTTGTATTGTCTTCCTTCAACGAGGCGTATCCTTTATAAGAAAACGGGGTCGTTTTACAGGGTACTTTCTGCTGAGGTGTATTCTAAGCATGGGTATAATATTCATGGGGTAATTTTTGATGAACTTCATGCTCAACAGACTCGTGATTTATGGGATGTACTTACAGAAGGAGCGAGTATTGCGAGGACTCAACCACTTGTGTTTGCAATTACTACTGCGGGGTATGATATGAATTCGATTTGTTGGGAAGTTGCAAGTTATGCGAGAAAAGTTAGAGATGGAATAATTTCAGATCCGAGATTTTTACCTGTAATTTATAGTCTTGAAAATGATGAAGATTGGAGAGATGAGAAGAATTGGGCAAAGGTAAATCCTGCTCTGGGACATATTTTTACAATTGAAGACCTCCGGGATATTTATTCCAGGGTTGAACATATTCCGGCAAGGCAGAATACTTTTCGGAGGCTTCATCTTAATCAATGGGTAAAACAAGTTACTCGGTTTATTCCGATGGATTTTTGGGATGCGTGTGGAGATCCAATTGATCGAAAGAGTTTGAAGGGGAAGCCGTGTTATGGGGGACTTGATCTTTCAAGTACTATGGATATTACGGCTTTTGTAAAGGTGTTTCCCAGGGATGATGGTGGATATGATGTACTTGCAAAGTATTGGATTCCTGAAGATAATATTTCGGAGCGTGTTAAACGTGATAAAGTACCTTATGATGTATGGGTACGAGAAGGATATATGAAGGCTACTCCAGGGAATACCATAGATTATAAATGGATTATTAAAGAAATTTTAAAAGATGCGGAGATTTATAATATTCGTGAAATAGGATATGATAGGTGGGGAGCTACTCAGGTAGCTTTGGAGCTTGAATCTGAGGGTATTACGGTTGTGCCTGTAGGTCAGGGATTTCAATCACTTTCTAATCCTACTAAGGATTTACTTAGGTTGGTAATGTCTCGAAAGATTCGGCATGGTGCAGATCCTGTACTTCGTTGGATGGCAGATAATTTAGCTGTTAAAATTGATCCTGCGGAAAATGTAAAGCCAGATAAATCAAAGTCTACAGATCGTATTGATGGAATAGTGGCTTTAATAATGGCTCTTGATAGAGCAATAAGACATTCTGCTGAACGTGAAAGTATTTATAGGGAAAGGGGATTTATAGCTCTGTGAAACTGGTAAAAAGGATACGTGCAGGAATAAAGGCTTTTAGAGCGGGTATTTCAATAAGTGATTTGGATAAGATTATTGAAGGTTCTTATGGGTATAATAGCTATACTGGAAAGATTGTTTCTGGTGATTTAGCTTTAAATATTAGTGCTGTTTGGAATGCGGTACTTATTATTTCTCAAACTGTTGCATCTTTGCCGTTGTTTGTTTACAGGCGTAATAATCGAGGTAGGGAGAAGGATTTGAATCATCCGTTATATAGAATACTTCATGATGAAGCTAATGAAGAGATGACAGCATTTACTTTTAGAGAAGTACTCACTCAGCATATATTACTTTGGGGGAATGGATATGCAGAGATAGTACGAAATCGTGCTGGAGATGTTGTGGCACTTTGGCCACTTAATCCAGAGCGAACGCATCCAAAACGTGATGATTCTGGTAAGCTTGTATATATACATAAAGATACTTCGGGTCGTGAATATGTTCTTCCTGCGGAGCGGGTTTTTCATATTCCGGGATTAAGTTTCGATGGTAGAGTTGGATATAGTGTTATTTCTCGTGCCAGGGAAACTTTCGGGTTAGCATCTGCTACTGAGGAATTTGGTGCAAGACTTTTTGGACAAGGTGCTATAACTACTGGAGTATTAAAACATCCAGGCCGTATAGGTGATTTAGATGCTATTGAAAATCTCCGAAAACAGTGGACTGATACGTATTCTGGTTTGGGAAATGCACATAAACCGATAATTCTTGAAGAAGGTATGGAATATACTCCGTTAACGATTCCACCAGAGGATGCTCAATTTTTGGGTACAAGGAAATTTCAGATTACAGAGATTGCTCGGTGGTTTAATATTCCACCACATAAAATCAAGGATCTTGAACGGGCTACTTTTTCGAATATTGAGGAACAACAGATCGAATTTGTAATGGATTGTATAAGACCTTGGTTGGTTAGGTGGGAACAACATATTAAGTGGAAGCTTTTATCAAAACCTGAACGGAGAATATATTTTGTGGAACATGTAATAGATGGTCTTCTCAGGGGTAATATTAAAGCTCGATATGAAGCTTATGATATTGCAAGGCGTAATGGTATAATTTCTGCTAATGAATGGCGAGCGCTTGAAAATATGAATCCGATTGAAGGGAAAGAAGGTGATATTTATTGGATGCCAGTTAATATGATAAATATGGCTGATATTGCTGTTAGTGGTAATACTCGTGAACAGAGAAGTCTTAAGATTACTGATAGTAGAAGGCGTATTGCTATGTCGTATAAGCCATTGTTTGAGAAGATTGAACGAAAGATACTTGAAAAAGAAGAAAAGGATATAATGCGTAAGGTTAAGCAGTTTTTGGGAGAATCTAAGAGTAATCGTGATGTAGGTGAATTTATGTCTTGGCTTGATAAATATTACGAGACTCATAAAGCTTATATGATATCTATGTGGACTCCAGTTTTTCTAACCTTGGCATCGGCTGTTGAAGAGAATGTATCTCTTGAAATGGGTACTGATACAAAGATTCAGAATTTGGATGATTTTACGGGATGTTATTTAGATAAAAATATGTCATATCATACAGGCTCAGCAATAGGACAGATAAGACAAGTTGTGAGGAATTCAGATAATCCGATGGAAGCTTTGAAAAAGAGGTTTGCGGAGTGGAGTATTAAAAGACCTGCGGCTATAGCGGCTTGGGAAACTATTCAAGCTACTAATGCTTATACGAGGGAATCTTATAGAGCGGCAGGTGTTCGGAGAATTAAGTGGGTAAATTATGAAGAAAATTGTCCTTATTGTAGAGCTTTGGATGGAAAGGTTGTTGAAATTGGGCAAGCTTTTCTTACTCCGGATATGGTATTTCAACCAGAAGGTGCTGATCATGCACTAAAGCTGAAATATGAGATTCATCATCCACCAGCACATAGAGGCTGTACCTGTATGATAATAGGGGAGGTCTAATATGCCATTACCAAATTATCATTCTTGTAGGTTAAAGCCACCAACGTACGATAAGTATGCGTATGAGAAATGCAAGGTTAAACATGATGGGAAATGCATTGATTTTGTATATGGAATAAAGCAGGGTAAGTCTGAACTTCAATCAATGCGTTTTCCTGTAGATGTTTGGTCGGAAAGCGATGCAAGGGCTTATTGTAAGGACAAAGGTGGTACGTTTGAGCCTGGGGGAAAACGGGAATTAAGGAAGCAATCTATTCATTCAAGTTCTGTTTCTCATGCTCGGAGTTTAATAAATTCTGGAGCAATACAGACTGGTGGAAGCTGGAGTTTTACGGCGGATGATAGACATAAGCTTCTTAATTCTGTAAATGGAGATTGGGCAAAGTATGGGCTTTGGTTTTTAATACATGATGATGCGTATGATGAAGATACGTTTTCTCGGTATAAATATCCATATGGTAAGGGGGGTAAAGTGTGGCGTAAAGCTGTTATAGCAATAAAACAGAGGGCATCTCAGCAGGGACTTACTGAGCTTGCTAATGTGGCAGATTCTCTTCTTCAAGCGATTGATAAGAAGATAGAGAACAAGGGATTGTACGAGTATGAAAGGCGGTGTGTGGTTATAGATGAATTTCGATATGATGAAGATGAAAATATAATCTATGGTTATGCGGCTCGATTTAATGTGTGGAGTGAAGAGATAGGCGGAATGTTTCGGGAGAAAATAAGACCAGGGGCTTTTGCAAAAACAATAAAAGAGTCGGATATCAGGGCATTATTTAACCATGATCCAAATTTTATTTTAGGAAGGACAGGAAACGGAACTCTTATTTTGAAAGAAGATGATAAGGGATTGTATTTTGAGAATAAGCTTCCAGACACTTCTTATGCGAGAGATCTTGCGGTGAGTATAAAACGGGGAGATGTAATTCATAATTCTTTTGGATTTAGAACAATTAAAGATGATTGGTCTGATGATGGTCGAAAACGTGAACTTATAGAGGTGAGGCTTTTTGATATTTCTCCGGTTGTTTTTCCCGCATATCCACAAACGGATGTAAAAATTAGGTCTATTATGAGTGAGGTAGGTCTTGAATCTGAGAAACTTGCAAGAGCTTTAAATAAATATATAAATGGTCTTGATTTGTCCGATGAAGATCGGGAAATTATACAGTTTGCTATAGATAGGCTTTCGGATCTTGTGTCAGAGCCGAGGGATACTCACTCTGATGATGAAGAGAAGCCGATAAAGATCACTTCTCTTCGTATTCAAGATTTACTTTTGAAAGCCAAAGAAATTGAAATTTAGGAGGTTAGTGATGGGTAGACAGGAGAGATTAAAAGAGCTTAGGATTGAGGTTGAGAAGATAAAATCTCAGGCTGAAGCTGAGGAACGTGATTTAACTGCTGAAGAACTTGATAAGTTACAACCTATGTTAGATGAAATGGAGAAACTTATTGAGGAAATTAAAGCCGAAAAGAGACTTGAGAAGGTAGAGAAATCTCTTGAAGAACCTGAAGAGCGTACGGTTAAACCAGAAGGTTTAAATAAGCCATCTGGGGAGTGGAATTCTTTTGGTGAATTTATCCAGGCTGTAATTCTTGCTGGATCACCACCAGGAGAATTTAATATTGATGGTAGGAGATCTGGAACGATTGATCCCAGACTTACTACAGCTTGGGATAAAGAGGAAAGAGCAAGTGGTTTGAATGAAGGTATTCCTTCTCAAGGTGGATTTTTGGTACAACCAGATTATGCTCAAGAGCTTATTCAGCTTGCTCATAAAACTGCAGTTTTAGTACCTATGTGTCGAAAGTTTACTCTTACTAAGAATGCCAATAGTATAGAGATTCCTGCTGTTGATGAAACTTCAAGGGCTGATGGATCTCGATGGGGAGGCATTCGTGTTTATACTACTGCAGAGGCAGAGGCTAAAACTGCATCAAAGCCAAAGTTTAAAAAGTTAAAGCTGAAGCTCAATAAGCTTACTGGGTTGTGCTATCTAACTGATGAACTTCTTGAGGATGTAAGTTTTCTTGAGGATTGGGTAAAGACTGGATTTGCTGAGGAATTTGGATTTAAGCTGGATGACCTAATTATAAATGGTTCTGGTGCTGGAGAGCCAATGGGAATTTATAATAGTGGTGCTTTGGTAACTGTAGCTAAGGAGACTGGTCAGACGGCATCTACTATTTTGGCTGAAAATATTGAGAAGATGTATAGTCGTATGTGGTCTCCATCTGTTAGTAAGGCTGTATGGCTTATTAACCAGGACTGCTGGCCACAGATTTTCCAGTTACATCATGTAATCGGTACTGGTGGAGTGCCGATGTTTGTTCCACCAAATGGGCTTAGTGGTGCTCCCTATGGGACTCTTTTAGGAAGACCTATTATTCCGATTGAACAGTGTCAGACTCTTGGTACTAAGGGAGATATATACTTTGTTGATCTTTCACAATATCTGCTTATAGATAAAGGTGGAATGAAGTCGGCATCTTCTATTCATGTACGATTTATTTACGATGAGACTGCTTTGAGATTTGTTTATAGAGTGGATGGTCAGCCGATTTGGTCAAGTACTTTGACACCATATAAGGGGTCAAATACGGTTTCACCATATGTGGCTCTTGCTACAAGATCATAATTTAGGAGGTAGGAAATGGGATTACCAATGCTTTTAGGTGAAGAAATTCATGTTGTACCAGCTTTAGCCCCTGCAGATATTTCCAGTGATACTTATACTGATGTTATTGGATTTAAGGAATACCATAATATTCAGATATTGGTAATGTTTGGGGCTATTACTGGAGATACAGTAACATTAACTGTTGAAGAATGCGATGATACTACTCCGAGTAATTCAACTGCGGTTGCATTTAAATATCGCAAAAGCTCTGCTGTTGGAACAGATTCTATGGGAGCTGTTTCCAGTGCAACTACAAGCGGTATTACGGTATCGGCAACAGATGATAATAAAGTAATACTTGTTGAAGTTGATCCTGCTACACTTACTCGTGGATATCCTTATATCAGAGTAAAACTTGCTCCAGGTGGATCTATATCTGCTTGTTTTGTGGGAGCTGTAGCTATTCTTGTTCCGAGATATCCACAGACTTCTCAGCTTAGTGCTGTTGATTAAGATGGCTTTAGGGGAATGAGCCTTTGAATCATTCCCCACAATTATAAGATCGGGGGTATAGATATGCCAGTTACTAAGATTAAAACGAAATGGAGTAATGGGGATCTTGTTTTTGAAAATCTATCTGCTACTGAGTTATGTAGAATACGTAATTCAGGTGGATTTGGTCATAAAGTTGTAATAGAGGATCATACTGCAAATGATACGCTTACAGAAGCTGAAAGTGGATCTGTTCATACCAATAAAGGTGCAACTGGTGCTATAACTATAAGTTTACCTTCTGCTCCTACTGAGGGTACTACTTTTACGTTTTTTGTATATGCGGCACAGGAACTTCGGATTGATCCAGGGGATAATGATGCTATTTATGCAAGTGGTATAACTGCGGCTGATGGAAAATATGTTTCGGCTGATGCACTTGGAGAATATATAACGCTTGTTGCAAATTCTGCTGGAGATTGGATAGCGGTGGCTATTAATGGTACATGGACAAGAGAAACTTAATAGGGGGATGATATGGCTGGTAGTATTGATATATCATATCAAGAAATAAGAACAATCAAGAAGATTACTTTTGATTGGACGAGTGATAGCTCAGGTAATGTTAGTGGGATAAAGAGTAAGACTTTAAGTGGTGAGATAACAAGAATGGTATTTATTCCAGATTCTGGAGCGACTCAACCATCTGATGGTTATGATGCAGTTTTGCTTGATGAAAATGGAGTGGATATTTTAGCTGGTCAGGGAACAAATCTTTCTAATTCGAGTACTGATATTGTTGTTGGGGGAGTTGAGATTACTTATGGTGCAAATTCAACTATAATACCTGTTGTAATAGATGATCAACTTGAATTACAAATTTCTAATGCTGGAGATAGTAAAGGTGGAAAAGTCATAATTTATATGAGGTGAGCGGAATGGGTCTTTATTTACAAACTGCTCCTACATCTGAACCTGTAACTGTAGATGAGTTAAAGGACCATTTACGGCTGGATTCTGGGAGTATTATGGATAATAATACGCTTGTGCAGAGTATTGCTCCTGGAAGTCATTCTACTGTGGCTAATTATGGTCTTGAAGGGAATTCTGTAGATGTTCGTGGTTATAGTGTTCTTATATATTTAAATGCTGGTACTTGTGGGTCAGGTGGTACGGTTGATGTAAAGATTCAAGATTCTGAAGATGGTACAAATTGGAATGATGTAACATCTTTTGATCAAGTTAGTGAGTCAAATGATAATGCGGTTTATGAGAAGGCTTATACAGGAATAAAGCGTTATATTCGAGCTGTTGCTACTGTGGCTGGTGCGGCTTGTGAATTTGGAGTATCTGTTCTGAAAATTGCTCCTTATAGTGCGGAAGATACACTTCTTGAGAATTTTATTACAGTAGCAAGGCGTTTTTGTGAACGATATCAAAAGCGAGCTTATATTACTCAGACCTGGGATTGGTGGCTTGATGATTGGCCAGATTCTCCATTTCTGGTTCCAATTTCTCCATTACAGTCTGTTACTTACATAAAGTATTATGATATGGATGATTCAGAGAATACTTTTTCTACAGATTACTATATGGTAGATATCTATTCTGATCCAGGCAGAGTAAGTCTTAAATATGGAGAATCTTATCCATCTACTACTTTAAGGCCGATAAATGGTGTGGTTGTGAGGTTTGTTGCTGGATATGGAGATGATAGGACTTACGTACCAGAGGAAATTAAACAAGCTATAAAACTTTTGGCTGGTCACTTATATGAGCATAGAGAACAAACTGTAGAGAGGGCTTTGGCTGAGATTCCTTTAGGAATATATGCATTGCTTGATCTTAAGAGAATATGGTTTATAAGATAATGGAATCAAAGTGATGGAATCAAAGTGATGGAGACAAAGAGACTTAGACATAGGGTTACGATTCAACAACCAGTAAAAGTGACTAATGCAAGAGGTGGAAAGACAAAATCATGGGCTGATGTGTGGACAGTTTGGGCTGGGATTGAGCCTTTAAGTGCAAGAGAAATTGAGCAAAATCATCAACTTGAAGGTGAAGCAGAGGTTAGAATAGTAATGAGGTATAGGCGTGGGATAACTACAGATATGCGGGTAAAATATGGAGATAGATATTTTAAAATTACGGGAATTCTTGATCCAAATGAAAGACATAAAGAGTTGAGATTGTATGTAGTGGAGACCAAAGATTATGATTAGTATAAAAATAGAGGCCAAAGGTGTTAAAGATGCTCTAAATGATTTGGATAAGATTAAAACTGGTCTTAGGCAAGCTTTGGCCAGGGGACTTGAAAAGGCTATGAAGAGAGTTGAAAATAAGGCGGAAGAGCTTGTACCTGTAATGACTGGTAGAACAAGACAAAGTATTACAAGTTATAGAGAGGAACTTCGAGCAGTTGTGGGGTCTGATTGGGCAGTAGCTAAATTCCTTGAGGAAGGTACAAGACCACATAAAATTGTGGCTAAAGATGAACCTTTAGCTAAGTTTGGTAGAGTAGTTATGCATCCAGGTACAAGACCTATAAGGTTTTTAAGAAGAGCGGTAGAATCTCAATTTAATGAGACTGTGAGAATTATAGCTAATGAAGTGGCTGATTTTATAGAGAGGATTTAAATGGGAAAGCGAGAAGATATTTTAAATAATATCGAGTCTACACTTGCAGATATAACGGTTGCGAATGGCTATAATAATAACATAGGTTTGGTTACGAGAGAATCTGAAGATTTTGAAAGGTTTGAAAAGTCTGATTATCCATTTGCGATAATTTCTTGGGCTACTGATGATAAAGAAACAAGCGGTGTACCGAATCAGAATGTAATATCTGAACTTTTGGTTACTATTATGGGTGGAATTTATGCAACCTCATCGAGGGAAACTGTTCTAAATAATTTTCTGGATGATATAGAAAAGGCCTTATGTACCGATGGTACTCGTGGAAATAATGCTTGGTATACTATACCTGTGGGAATTGAAGTTATGTTTACATCGAAGCAAAATGTGATAGTATTTAATTACAGATTTTTAATTAGATACCACTATGTTTATGGAAATCCATAGGGGGGATAGTTTATGAAAAGGGTAAAAACTAAAGCTCCTTTTAAAACTAAGGCACATAGAGTTATTTCAAGAGGAGCAGGTGAAATTATAAATATGCCTGATGAGGATTATGAAGAAGTTAAAGACCTCGTCGAGGTTATAGAAGAAAAGAAAAAGAAAAAGTTAGAGGAGGTATAAAATGGGGCTTTATGTAGGAGCAGGCGGTAGTGCCGGAATTGTAAAAGAGTCTTCTTATGGTGGTGGGGGGACTCCAGATACATTTATAGAGCTTATAAATGAGTCTGTAAAGTGTGATTTTCGGAAAATAGCATCTGAACATGTATTCAGTCATAGATCGATATACAAGTATTATTCTACTGTTCAAGATGTAAATGGCTCTTTTACTTTTGAGGTAAATCCGGATAATATTGGGTTGCTTCTTTATCTTGCTCTTGGAGTGGAGGCTGACCCTGCTCAAGTTGATACGTCAAATGCTTATGATCATGATTTTACTCCTGCGGGACTTACTACTGATCTGGGTAGTTTTATGCTGGAGATAGATCGTGGTGGTGGTAGTGGGAATGCTTTTCAATATAAGGGATGCAAGGTAGATACGTTAAGTTTTGAAGCGGCTCGTGATGCTATTCTTCAGGCAACGGTTGGTCTTTTTGGTCAAACTGAAACTGATGATCAGACAGGAGCTGATTTAGATCCGAGTACTAAATTACCATTTGTATTTGGAACAGGTGAGGTACAGATAGATTCCTCTACAGTTGCATTTGTAAGAAGTTTTAGTTTGCAATATTCAAATCATCTTGATGCTGATGGTGGGTTTGTTTTTGATGGAAATCCATATAGAAATCATCTTTATAAAACGGTTGTAAGTTTGACTGGTAGTATGGAAGTGGAATATACAAGTGATTCTGATGCTGAACGGGATGCATATAGGGATAATACTCAAAGACAGCTTACTTTTATCTTTACTTCAACTGAGGCTATTGAATCGGGGTATTATTATACGCTGACAATTGATATTCCAAAGGTGCACTACCTTAATGCTCATCCTCAGATTACGGGTCGAGATAGTCATACTTTTACGATTGACTTTGAAGCTGTATATGATTCAACTAATTTTGTAAAAATTACTTTGAGAGATGGAAGAAATAATAAGTGGTCGGCTTAAGGGGGTAATATGGATGTTAATGATGTTTTACCGATAGAAACAAAAGATTTGGATATAACACGGTTTTTTAAGGATCAATCTAAGAAGGTTGTGATTCAGATTAGACATTATACTTATGGTGAGAAGATGAAACTTGCTCAGATGATATCGAGTGAAGATCCTGGAAAAGTAAAAGTTGAGAATTTAAAAGATGTTATTTATGCAGAGCTTTTGTATGGTGTGGTTAAAGAGACCTCTCCATTTGGGGGATGGGATAGTTTCCTTATAGAAGAGCTTGATAAGAGAAATCCGGAGCTTATTGAATTTATTCATACGGCTGTGAGGGAATATAATTCCCCTTTAGCAGAGAAGAATGTCGGGAAATAGATGAGGTGGTTAGAACTCTTAAATATAATTACACGACCAGAACATCTACAGGAAAGAGGATTTTGACTTTGCGTAATAAATGGGCATTCTGGTTAACAGCTTATCACTTTTTCGAAAAAGGGATCCTACCACAGGCAGGCGGATTGTTTGACCAAGACTGGCTCCACATTGAGAGAATTTTATTAATCCAAGAAGCGTTTTTGAGGTATAGAGATGGCTAAGAGATTAATAGTTGAAGTGCCGATCATAGGCCGTGATCAAACAGGTCAGGCTGTTGCATCTGCAAAGAAAAATATTGGTGGTTTAAGTAAACTTGTAAAAAGTTATTATGCTGAAATGGCAGCGGCTGCAGCGGCAGTATATGGCATGGTTAGAAGTATGAAATCTCTTACCGATGCATATTCGAAACAGCAAGAAGCATTAACAAAGCTCTATACCTCACTTAAAAATACTGGCCAATACACTCCCGAATATTTTAATGAACTGCAAAAACTGGCAAGCGGATTACAACAAGTAACAGTATATGGAGATGAGGCAACTTTATCAGCTGCTGCTCTCTTGCAATCCCTAGCTGGGCTTTCTCAAGAAGGTTTAAAACAGGCTATTCCATTGGTGCAGGATCTTGCTGCTGGTATGGGAATTGATCTTGAGACTGCTGCAAGTCTTGTTGGTAAAACTCTTGGTTCAACTACTAATGCACTATCTCGTTATGGCCTTATACTTGATGCAACTGCTCCACCAAGTGAAAAGCTTGCACAACTTACCGAACAGATAAATCAGAAGTTTGGTGGTATGGCTCAGGCATTAGGGGGAACTTTCCAGGGGCAGTTAACACAATTTAAAAATTTAATCGGCGATATTAAGGAGCGACTTGGGGCTGTTCTTGTAGGAGAATTAAGCTCATTTATGACATGGATACTTGATTTCATTGGGCAGGAAAAGAATCTGAGAATTATTATAAAAGTTTTTCAGGGTATTATTACGACTGTAGCAACGTTTGGAGGTCTATTTTGGAATGTATTTAAAACTCTTGTAGGACAAATCAAAATTCTTGCAAGTTTGTTTGATAATCTTGGAAAAATTATATGGACTGTTTTTGATCCAAGAAAGTGGGGCAAAGGTGAAATAAAAAGTGCATTAGAAGATATTAAAAATACTGTAGTTAATACAGCAAAAGATATTGGTGAAAGTTGGGTAAATTATGCTACTAAAACTTATCAAAGATGGTCAAGATTATTTAAAGATGATATTCCTCAGATAACTGCTGTTACAAATAGTTATTCTGTATCCATTCAACAAATAAATTATGAAACTGAAAACATGGGTACTGTTGCTGAGCAAACTGAAGAGAAGATACAGAGTTTAAGAACTGAGATTGAGGGACTCGGTAATACATTTTTTATGACTGGTGAATATGCAGATTATTTAATAGAGGGCTTAAAGAATGCTCAAAAATATGGTGAGATTGGGAAAGGGATATTGGGAACTGAAACTACAGGTGAGATAAAACAAATCACTGATGCTTATTCTATATATTATGATCAAATAAGACGAATTAATGCAGCGAACATTGATTATCAGACTAATACTGAAAAGGTTCTTGAGGAACATGAAAAGCTTAAAGAACAATTAAAAGATATGTTAACTACTGGAGTTGAGTATTGGGGTAATTTCTGGTCTGCATTAGGTGAGGGTATGGCTGGTAATATTGAGAATATGAGAAAAATGTTAGGTCAATTAGTGGCTGAAGCTATGAAAGCTATAGGAAAATTAATGGCTTTAAGAGCTATTCAGGCCTTAATAACAGGGAATTATGCAAAAGCAGCTGGTTTACTTTTTGGATCGGCTATGATATATACGGCTGGTGGGTTTGCTGGTGCAAGGCTACAAGAAGGCGGAATAGTAACAAGACCTACTCTTGCTTTAGTGGGAGAGCGTGAACCAGAGGCAGTAATACCTTTAAGTAAAGCTAAAGGAATGGGCATAACGGTAAATGTATATGGATCAGTAATGACTGAAAAAGATTTAACTCAAACAATAATTCGTGAAGCAAAGAGGCAGGGATTTGTATGAGCTTACTTTTTATTGATGATAATTTTAAGACATATCTTAGAGAGCCTGCAGGTGGAAAGAATTATCAATTATTTGTCGATTTTAGGCAAAAAGTTTATCCACCACTTGCGGGACATGGACTGTCTTTTCACAAGTTAGATCAATTAATAGAGCGTGGTCATTGTGATTCCCCGAATGCTCCGATGGTAAAAGGGGAATCTACTCCAGTTACTTCAAATTGTACATGGTCAAGGTCTTCTACTGAGGCTTATCGGGGAAATTATTCCTGGCGGATGGTAAAAACATCAGCGTCTGGAGATGGACATGCTCAGGCATATTTCCAAGACACACATAGTGATACAGATATGCACGGACTTATTCCTGGTAAAACATATACATTAAAATGCATGATGAGAACTGATACAGCTAATGTAGATCATACCTTCTTGATTGTTGCTCAATATTATGACGGAGCATGGCATTATAAAACTTTGTGTAAACTATCAATATCGAATCAATGGGAGGAAGTTGGTGGGACTTTTACGGTTGATCTTAATTGTACGGGGATATTGTTATATATACAATTGTGGACTGATGTTCCAGCTGGTGATTCCATATGGATAGATCAGATTTCTTTGACAGAAGAGAATCAACCAGGTAGTTTTGTTGCACAATTTGGAAATCTTGCAGGAGATCCTGCTCCAAAGTACTGTTTTGAAATGCCAGATTATTTTACTTTTTGGGTAAGAGTAAAACCTTATTTTGCTTATGATACTGATATGAATCCAAGAATATTTACATGGCGGATAGATAATACGCATAGGTTAATTCTTTATTATAGATCTGCTGAAGATAAAATAAGACTTTATTGGATAGATGGTGGAACAGGTCGCTCTCTTTGGTCTCAGCAGTTTGATGATGGAACTAATTATGATAATCTTAATCAATGGCTTGATATAGTCGGGATTATTGATCTTAGGACTTCTCAATCTACTGGATCAAGTCTTTATGTAAATTGGGTTTTGCAGGATTCAAATTGGGGTGGAAATGTTGATATAAAGTCTTCTAACTTTCCTTTATTGTCTATAGGTCATGTAACTGAAGCATATCATTGGGATGGTGAAATAGCTTTCCTCAGGATCTGGCCGAATTACCTTGCAACGTCAACAGATATTTCAAACCGCATGAGAAATATTAAAACAGAAGAGGTTTATTGGAGCTTTAATGGTCATGGAACAGGAAGGACTCGGTGTAATATTTCCCATAGAGTAAATTCTCTTGGTATAGAGATGACAAAAGAGAGTAGAGCTGGGTTTTTAATAGCAAATAAGGGATGGGCTACGATAAATAATGTTAAGGGAATTTTCTCTGATGATCAATATGCGAGTTTTGATCCTGAGAATGAACAATATAATGGAACTTCAGATGAAAAATATCTTCAGAAACGATGTCCAGTTGAGATGGAAGTTTATTATGGGGATAGTTTTGAGCCAATATTTTTTGGCAGATTAACAGCAGATGGATTTAAGCGGGAAAGTGCTCCTGGAGATAAGTCTACTGTTCGGATTGAATTTGAAGATATGACAGAAGAGATGTCAAAAGTTTATGTTGAAGAGACTAAGTATTATGAAGGTCTTCAATTTGCTGATGAATCGAATGAGTCAAATTCTCTTATTACTCAAATAGGCAAACTTGCAACGGCATTGAAGATTTATAATTATGCAAGTAATTCAAGTTTTGAGAATGCGACTATAGGGAATAGTTGGCTTACTTCTGGGAATGTTTCAATTTCTCGATCTTCATCAGAGGCTTTATTTGGAACTTATTCTTGTGAGGGAGTCTGGACTGGTTCAGGATATATATATCAAGAGATAAGATTTACTGGAGACAAAAAGCTTAATGTCGGGGATAAGTGGGTATTTGCTATATGGATGAAAAGCTCTTTAAATGTAAGTGTAGATATAAAAATTGAAGAGAGGGACTCTGCAGGACTTAATAATTCTTCAAGTGAATCTTGTAATTATACAGGTGGTTCTGGTTGGAAACGATATGAGGTTGAACATGAGATAACTGATTCTGCAAGTGATAGATTGAGGATTGTCTTAGAAGAGAATGCATCTGTAACTATTTATTTTGATGGAGCTATGCTTACTGAAGGTGAGGGATATGAATGGTTTATCTTAAATGCTGATGATGGTAATGGGACTTATTATTCTGCAGACTCTCCAAAAAATAATGATAGATATGATGTAATAGAAAGGGCTGGTTATGATATAGTTTCAGTTACAGATACTCATCCCTGGGCTTTGGTACTTCCTGATTATCCAGTATGGACTTATATGGGAGATATTGCTACTGCTACTTTGGCAAGATCTATGGGCTTTGATTGGTGTGGGGCTTTACGATATAGAAGTCGCTTTAATGAGCAGGAATCTGATCCAAATGCAATTGAAGATATAACTGGTGATGACATCCATAATTTTACGGCTGATATTTTAAAGGCAAGTTATAACAAGATAATTGTTCGTGGGGCATATTATAATACGAATACTGCTGATCCTTCTGTTAAATATAAAACCAAATGGTGTTTATGGAGTGCAACAAAGAGTGGTGTGTTTGATGGTGGAGAGCAAATGAGAGTAGCTATTGCTAATGGAGAGTATTTTCCAGACCCTACCACATTCGGAAGCAAATTTTTTGCTCGATATGATCAGCCATGGGCAAGTATTTCGAGACAATCTCGATCTCATGGTAGTTATCCTGGAACAAAACGTTATTATACACAAACAATAAATTACAAGCTTTCAGATCGTTATGGTGGAGCAAAGCTTGAGATAGTTGGTATTAAAAATGCTCAGCTTAATGTTAGAGCGAGCGGTACACTTACACAAACACTTTTTGATACCACAACAAGACCTGATGGAGCATATTTCAAGCTTTATAACGGGACTGGTAGTACAGTGTACGTTTATGGTGTATCAATAGTGGGTAATCCTGTAATAAAAATTACTGGTGGTGAGGGTTATGTGCATGATTGGTTTAAAGATATAAAGGATATTCGAGAAAATGGGGAAAATGATCTTGAAATTGCGAATGATTATATTTGTTCTACTTCTCAGGTTGACAAAATTGCGGAATATTGGTGGAAATCAAGAAAAGGTGGAAAGCATAAATATTCGATGAGTATGACTGGGGGATGGCTCTGGTTGCTCCCAGGAGAATGGGTTAATGTGGTTGTGGGACAGGCAGGGCTTTCTGAGTATATAAATTCAAAGGCTGAAATTGCAGAGGTCAATTGGGAATACAATGCAAGTACTGGAGAGGAAAAAACTTCAATAATCCTTTATGAACAGCTTGAAAATTGGAAGAAAGATTCTACATATTCTACAAGGTTTGAGGCTTATGCTCCGGGAATGCGTAATCAGCAAATGGTGGGAGCTACTTTAATTATAGGAGCAAGTGATTATACAGATGTTGCTCATTATTATTGTTCAGGCTCAAGTGATGAGGATATTATTAATGATGCTATTGATTACCTTTATGAAAAATATGGTGGTGGTAGGATAAGACTTTCAAATGGTACGTTTAATATTGATGGGAAGATTGTTCTAAAACCAGGTATTAGAATAGAGGGTGAATCTAAAGAGGGAACTATTATTAATCGAAATTGTAATGATAATGCGATTTATGGTAATTATACGGATAATGTGGGAATTTATAATTTAACGATAAAATGCGAAGATTCAAATCAAATAGGAATAATAAATATTAGAGATTCAAATGATGTATATATTTACGATGTTATTTTTGAGAATATAAATTATTGGGCATTATGGAATTATATGTGCAACAATTTTAATGTAAGAAATTGTATATTTAATGATATACCTGATTTGGGAACAACAGGCTCTTATGGAATTGGTATGAATGCAGATGGAGATTTTATAGTAGAGAATTGTATTTTTAAGGGGAATACTGATGGGGAAGATATGTCAAGAGGTATTTCTATAAGTTTGTCTGGAGATAATCTCAGGGGAGTTATTAAAGATTGTTTTATAGATGATTGTAGATATGGTATTGAATTATCTGGAGCATCTTCAAATAAAGTGAAGGTATCTATTAATAAGAATAAGATTGATGGATGTACATACTATGGAATTTTTATATATCAATGTGATTATATTGATATAACTGATAATAAGGTCACAAGTTGCTCTCCATATGGTATTCAGCTTAGTTATAGTGATGGAACAAATATCAAAGGGAATACTTGTATAAGTTGTGGTTATGGTATACGGCTTTCTAATTCTAATAGGAATAATTTAGTAGAGAATGTGTCTTTTAATAATTCATATGGAATAAGTGTTGGTGATGCAAATTGTAATGATAATGTAATTGTTGGTAATATTTTACATGGTAATACTACAGCATTTTCGGATTATGGCACAAATACTCAATATTCTAGTAATTACGGAGTCTGAAGATGGCTACAAAATATGGTGTTGGAGATACTTATATCCAGGTAAATGATGATGGTACAATTGATATAGTCACTAATAAATTAATTGTTAATAATGGTATTATAAGAATAGAAAATAGCGACCCTCATAATTTTATTGTAATGAAAGATATAGATACAAATGATAATTTTACTTTTTGTATTACCGATGGTGGTGATTTATATTTGTATGCATATGATTATTCTGAAGGTGTAAGTAGAAGTATTCAATATTGGTATCCAGATACTGGGCATTCTTATATTAAAAATTTAGATTATTGTAATCTACAACCACGAGAAGATGGAATAGTACATAAATCCGACCTTTCGGGAAAAGTTTTCCCCCATATTGATTTTAATAAGGTACATGATGATGTGTCAGCTTTTCTTAATAGAAAAGAGTTTGAAGAAGAAATATATAAATATGACAAAACAAAAAAGGATTATGTAAAAACAAAAATTAAATATAAGAAAGGCGAGAAATATGGCATAGATTTCGGTAGTCTTGTATATGCTATGGCAGAATTAATATATAGACTTTCAAATAAAGTAAATCAACTTGAGGAGCAACTCAATGCGCTTAAACTCGGAGGAACAATGCCAACTGATAATTAATTTGGTGGAGGTTTTAGAGAATGCTATTCGATTCAAAGGAGCAAAAGAATCTATTAATTAATATTTTAAATTCAGTAGAACTTAAGGTTACGGCAAATATGTTATTAGATATTTATGAAGGTAAAAAAGATCCTGTAATAGATTTATTAATAGCAATAAAGAATGGGGAAATAAAAGATAGGGAGAAAAACAATGCATAGAGTAGATTTGGATCAATTAGAATTTGTCCATCCAAAACTTAGAGAGATTATGAGAGAGATAGATCGAAAGTTTGGGGAACAAGTTATTACTTCTATGTATAGAATAGGCGATCCTGGGGTACATGGTTGTCTTCCTTTGCGTGGGATAGATATTAGATGTAGGGGAGAAAAAGAAGATCGAGAACTTGTAGATTTTGTAAATAATACATGGAAATATGACTATAAAAGACCTGCTATGAAATGTGCTATTAAGCATGATATAGGTCAAGGTTTACATATTCATTTACAAGTACATCCAAATACGGCGAGGCAGTTTGTATGACTGAAGCTCAATTTATGGTAAAATTTGAGGATCTCTCGAAAGAGCTTTATAAAAATTGGTCTAAAGGAGAGAAGCTTATATTGGTAATAGCCAATTTGAAAGAGCTTTGTGAGGATTATATTAGAGCATATTTAAGGCGTGAAGAAGCAAAACTTCAGAATGGAGCAGACTGATGGGATTATTTAAAAAACTTTTTGGTAGAACTACAGCTCCTGCTGTTGCTACTGTTGCAGATAGTATAGGTAATTTGGCTAAGGATATACGGCAGGCTATTACTGGAGATATTCCTGCTGACCAGAGAGCAAAACTTCTGGATAAATATCTTGATCTTACATCAAAAATAATTGAGATGCAGGCAAATGTTATTCAAACTGAGATGCAGGGAAATCAGCTCCAGAGAAGCTGGAGACCTATACTTATGTATGAAATAATGGCTATTATTGGAGTGAATTATCTTTTTATACCTTTTATGAATTGGATTGGGATAAAGTTAACTCCATTTCCATTTCCAGATCAATTATGGGTTTTGTTAATAACCGGACTGAACGGTTATATTGCAAGCCGTGGAGTCGAAAAAGTTGTTAATAATCTTAGAAAAAAGGGGTAATTCATGGCAAAGGAAGAACCGATCATGAACGAGTACCAGAAAGCCTATATCGAATTGATAGCGAAAAGGGTTGCGGATGAGGTCAAAGAGAGGTTGGTGGAAAAGATAGAGTATAACAGTAAACGTATTAGGAAAATAGAACAGAAGGTATTTAATGGGTTTGGGGCTAAAATAACGATTTTGTTTGGACTGTATACGGTAATAATAGCTTTACTTGTAAAATTAGCTTTCTTTTGAGATTGTATCATCCTGATATTAAGGAAAACGTTTCATGATTTAATTTGTGTCATCCTGATACTAAAGAAAACGTTTTCACAGTTAAAGTTGTATCATCCTGATACTATAATTTGGGGATTTTCTTATTCGAGATGTTTCTAATCTGCGATTGTGTCATTCCGATATATACTTTCAGGATTATCTTGATACACTGTTGAATCTATATCTGTGTCAGGATGAATCAATATGTGTTTTATTTGTATCATGATGATACGAGAGAAAATCCTGATAAAAATTGGCATGAGACTTGCATGTTTTTTAGTGAAATCTTTTGAAAGGAGATTGAAAATGATGGCAGTTGTTGATCAAATTTTAAAAGCTCAAAATTTTTTAAAGAAGCAGTACGGGGAAGAAGGTTATAAGAAGATGGTTAAGGCCATGCAGGAGAGAGTTGAAAAAGTAAGAGGCAATATGCCGAGTGTTGAGATCCTTGCTCACATAACTAATGATAAAGATTTCTCTCCAGAGGTAAGACTCGTAGCACTAGCGGCTTTGGGAGAGTGAATGTCCTGGGCTGGTGTCCAACGGTGGGGTTCGATTCCCCACCAGGACAAAATCTTTTTTAAGGGGGTTTAAGATGAAAAAGATTTATAGAGAAGATTTAAAGGGTTATATATTAACTGAAAAAACAGACCTCGGTTATGAGGTCTGGCAATCAGCAAAAGATCGGAATGTGTATGTCTTGAAAAGAGTACAGTTTCTGTACTTTGGAGACACAATCCGGGATGGAGATAATCAACATCTCCATTTCGAATTAATAGACAGTATTCCTCTCTTCAAATGGAAAGAAAGGAGAAAGGAATATATTACGGTTGATCCTGAAATTATAGAAAAATGGGATGATGGGAAAGTATGGGGCAATAGATGGTATTATAAAGTGAAAGTTGGAGATAAGATTTATGAGTTTTCCTACATGTGTGAAAATGAAGATGGGGCATTAAAAGAGGCAAAAGAAAAATATATAAAGGAGGCTAAGAATGGATTTAAAGAAAATTGAAAAAGTTAGACAGCTTGTCAGAAGCTGGAAGAAGGGGGATATTGGAGATGAAGGCATTCAGGATGGGAAATCTTTTAGAATCTCCAAACATGAAAATCTTGTGAAGGTAGTTTGGGATGGTGAATATGAGGTAACTGGTGAGAAGAGACTTACTGTTCGAGATGTTACGAAAAAGACTAAAACCTGTCAAAGGTGTGGGAAGGAATTTGTTCCTTCCAAATTCACACCGTATCAAAAGTATTGTCCAGATTGCATAAAAAGTGCTCCAAAGCCAGATTATGAAGAGGTTGTTTGTTCTGAATGTGGAGAAATTTGGAAGAGATCAAAGTTTATTCCCTATATTATTCTTTGTCCAAAGTGTAGAAAGTTAAAAAAGTAGCTCCACATGGTGCAAAGCCAGGGTTCGATTCCCTGGTGGAGCAAATTATTTTTAGGAGGTCAGAAATGGTAAATTATTATAAGGTTTCAAGGTTTATAGAGAGGGGTGATTTGAAAGAGATTTTTAAGAAATATCTTAAGCAGAATAAAAATTTTCACTATGTAGGTAGGCTTTATAATGATGAAGGGGAATATTGTGGGTTCGTATTAGAAAAAAGAATAGGTAATCTTGTGGAACAGATAGAGGTTGAAGTTAGACCAAAATTTTAGGGGGGTAAAGATGAAATATAAATTAGATACAAGATTGAATTTTGGAAAATATTGTGATGAAATATTAAAAACAATACTTGAAGATGATCCAGGATATCTTGTATGGTGTCTTGAAAACGTTGAATGGTTTGAGGTAGATAAAGATTTAGAAGATATGATTTATGAGGCTTATGATTGGGAACAGGAAAGAGAAATGTGGGATTATGATTTTAATATAAATGATTATATAGACTAAAATGAAGAAGATAAAATTTAAACTAATTTCTGCAAGAGGTGATATAAAACAAATTATAGAAGAGATGAAGAAGGAATGTCCAGAGCTTGATAAAATCATTGAAGAGCGTTTGGGAAAAGATAATTTATTTAAGATTTTATCCGATGTATGTATCAATAATGGATTTTAAAATGAAACACAAACGGCTTTTGTGTCGTCTTTAAGGTTGAAAAAAGGGAACGGAAAGGGGGAATATTATTTATAATGGAAAAAATTTGTCAAAATTGTGGTAATGTTTTTATTCCATCTAAATTCACACCGTATCAAAAGTATTGTCCTGCCTGTGGTAAATCTAAAAAAAGACATAAACCAAAACATCCTGATTTATCTAATGCAAAACCTGGTATGCATATAATTAATGGTAAACAGTATTGGGTAATTGGGAATGGATTTTATCGTGAATGGGGAGATGATATGGTGTATAAGGACGGAGAACCTATTGGTAGCATCCTTGATCATAAGACAATTATTAAGATTAAGGAGACATAAATGACTACAGAGGAAATTAATTCAGTATTTCAAGAGAGTATGTGGCTATATGGTCACTATGGTAAAGCTAAGCTTGATGTAATTGATGCAAAACGTGTTGAAAATCAGGCAAAACTTGTGAGATTTTGTCCTGTGTGTGGTCGATTCTATCCCTGGCGTATGCGTAATGGATATAAGCGGGAATGTTGTGGTCATGAATTAATTATTCTTAATCGATTTGTAATTTTGGATGAGATACCATATGAAGATGATTTTGAGGAAAGAATTTGTAGAATGGATTTTGTTAATAGACTTCCTGTAGATCTTCGTCCTATTGCATATGAGTGGTTTATTAATAAAATCTATTTATGTCGAGATTATAGAAGATATTTATCCTTGAAATATGGAATCTCTCCAGTAACTGTATGGAGAAAGCTCCGTGAGATTGCTTATTTATATGAAACATAAAACGTGTGTGTGTCGTCTTTAAAAGTGAAGGGGGAAGAGATGGAAAAGGAATTAAAAGATCTTCTAAAACGAGCTTATAAAAAATGGCGGAAAATTAGTAATTATTTAGAGAATCTTGATTGTGAGGTATGTGAATATTTAACTCTTAGAGGGGTAGACTGTAATAAATGCGTTGTAAGGGAAGAATGTGCTGAAATAACTTTGGGAAAAATTCTTATAGCTAGGGGTATAAAAGATTTTGCTGAAAGAAAACTTTTAGGAGCAGAAAATGAAGGTTGATATATTGATAGGACTTCAATACGGTTCTGAAGGTAAAGGAAAAGTTTGTGCTGATATAGCAGAATTTTATCATGGGATGATGCGTGTCCAATCCATTCAGGCTGGTCACACCGTAGTTTATGATGGGAAAATTTTTAAAATGAGACAGATACCATGTGGATGGGTAAATCCAAAGTGTAAGCTTTTTATAGGTGCTGGTGGTTTTATAAAAATGGATGTACTTATATCAGAAATAAAGGCTCTTGAAAACATAGGTATAAGTATAAGAGACAGACTTTTTATTGATTATAGAGCTACTTTGGTAGAAGAGCGTCATGCAGAGGCGGAGCGAGAGCTTGTAAAATCTATAGGCTCTACTGGTGAGGGAGCTGGTCAGAGTTTATGTGAAAAGCTTATGCGATCTCCGGATGTTACTCGTGTGGAAAATCTTATTGATGATTTTGAATGTTATCATCTTAATGTTACTGATACTATTCGGATGATAAATAATATGGATGGGCGTCTTTTAATAGAAGGTGCTCAGGGTACTCTCTTATCAGTACATACTTCTCCATATTATCCTTACGTAACGAGTAGAGAATGTACAGTGGCTGGGATACTCTCTGAAACGGGATTAAGTTTAGTTGATATTGAAAATGTTATTGGAGTTATGAGAACCTATCCTATTCGAGTAGGTGGTCATTCAGGATATACTGGTGATCATGAGATATCCTGGGAAGAAATTAGTAAACGATGTGGGGGAAATGTTGCTCCTGAAGTTACTACCGTAACGGGTCGTGTGAGGCGTGTATTTGAATTTAGTTTCTGGGATATAGAATATGCGTTAATGTTAAATAAGCCGAATATAATTTGTCTTAATTTTCCTCATTATATCGAGTATAACCAAAAATCACATAACGATATACTCTGTCCTAAGGTATATGAATGGATTAAAAAATTTGAACAAAAGACAGGGTACGGTATAGATTATGTTGGTACAAGTGAAAAGATGTACGATTTTTATGATAGAGGAATTATTAAAAAATTAGGAGGCAATAAATGAGCATTTGGGGTCTTCAAGAATCAAGGGATGGTATAGTACAAGAGGGTAATGTACCTGTGTTGATTATACCAAAAGATAATCCCATAAAGATTAGATTTCTGTTTGCTGACCTTTCCTTAGATGTAATGAAAGAGAAGGTTAAGAAAAATGATATTTGGGAACAGTGGGTAAAGCCAATTCCTGTATGGGAACATATTTCAAGAGATGGTGGAGGATTTTCTACTGTTCATTGTGTAGGAAAGGGATGTGCTTTGTGTCAGGCTAATGCTAAAAAGGAAGCTGAGGGGGTTAAGGATAATAAGCTTAAACCTTATCCTTTACGTAAGCGATATATTGCTCCTGTATGGATATATGGTCGAAATATAGTGGCATTTATAAAACAATCGGAACAGTATTATTCTGAGGTGGAGCAATATATTATTAAGTTTGGGGTAAATATTGATTTTGAGACTTTTAGGACTGGTGAGGGTCTTCAGACAAAATATAAGCTGATTTTCCTGGGAAAAGGTGAAAAGTTGAATGTAGATGTGATGAAACCAAAATCTGTTAATCTTACTCCGATAGAACAGAGAGATTTTAAAGAGTTTGCTGAAGAAGAGGAAGATACTCCATTATTTGGAGAGGGATTTGGGGATATCGCATGATTGAGAATCTTTATCAAAAAATAATTAAAAAATATGGACAAGACCAAAGGCCTGTTTATATTTTAAGCTCAGGATCAATTCTTCTTGATTGGGCTTTAGGTGGTGGATATCCTTCAGGTAGGTTTATAGAGATTTATGGTCAAGAAGGTTCAGGAAAGACTACTTTGGGGATATATGCAATGAGGCAGGCTCAAAAAGCGGGTCTTGTACCATGTATGCTTGATATGGAGAATAGTTTCAATCCGGATTATGCAAAGACTCTGGGTTTAGGACAGATGAATGAAGATTATTTATATTTTTGTCCGGAATATGGAGAGCAGGCTGTTGAAATAATTCGGGATCTATTACCAGATGTGGAGCTATTTGTGATAGATTCCGTGAGTGCTATGATTCCGAAAGCAGAATATAAGGGAGATACAGGAGAAGCTTATATGGGTCTTCAGGCTCGGCTTATGGGTCAAGCTTGTAGACAACTTGCAGGAATTGTGGGTAGAGCTGGGGCTATAATTATTTTT